TCGATCGCATTGATGGCACGAAGAACTACTCCCCAGAGAACTGCAAATGGTCGAGCAGGCGCGAGCAGGCGCTCAACAGAAAGCCCTACGTACGCGGCGATGATGGCCGATATCTTGCGAAAGATTAGGAGTAGTGTATTCTTCAAAACATGCCCTAGCCTAGCAAACCGCCAACAAAGGCGGCCCAGTCAAACTTGTTCTTCTGTTCTGTCTTGTTCGTCGTGACGCCCGTCTCTGTCGCCGTGACCGCGCGCTGCGCCGGGTTGCCGTAAAGCACATCCGCATACTTCGCCATCTCGTCCCACGGCTTCTGGTACTGCCGGTTTGCCTCGGCCGCCTTTGCCAGCGCGTCCTGCTCGCGTGCCTGGCCGACCATGCCGAGACGCGCGGCGTCTGCGTACTGGAGGCTGTCCATCGTCGGCGCCATGCCGAGTGCTGCCTGCATCCGGCTGCGTTCGTCCTGGTAGTTCGCGTTGTAGAGTGCCGATCGAGATTGCATCTGCGCATCGGCGAGCGCATTGGCGTAAGCCCCGCCGTTGGCCGCGCCACCCGTCGCGTACTGCGAGTTGATGCGGTTCTCGGCCTCGTATCCTACGCGGTTCGCCACGTCCCGAAGCCACGGATTCGAGTTGGGGTCAAGGTATCCGCCGCTCACGGTCTTCTGCCACTCGCCCAGCGCAGCTCCAGGGACCATCGACCCGCCACTACGACCGGCCGTGTTCTCTGCCATAGAAAGGCCGCGCTGCGTGGCCGGGTCCATCCCCACGTACATCGACGGATACGCCTGCCACTGTCGGCCGCCGTAGATCCCCTGCGCACCAATAGCCAGATCCTTGAGCTGCCCCTCATACCACGCCGGAAGCTGGATGCGGGTCGTCCCGTTCTTGTTCTCCGTCCCGCTCGTCTTTGCTCCGCCGCTGCTACCCATGACGTGCCTCCAGATTTTTTATGAGCACGACCGCTCGCGGCTCGTACCCATCGACGTGTTCCCAGCTCTTGCGACGGTGCCCAGCAACGCGCTCCCAGCCGCCCCGGCCGTGAATCTGGATCTGCTCGATCCCCTGCTCCTCGACCGCCCACTGTTCGAGCACGGGAAGCGCGTCGATCCATAGGTCTATGTGATCCCCGCCCAAGAGCGCGAGATCGAGCACGCGCTTCTTCGGGTACTGGATCATCTCCGTCACGAGCACGGCCACGATCTCGGGCTCTCCCTCGACGGTGACGAGCGCCCAAAGCTGCATCCCGCCGTCCCCCAGCTGCTCGTATACGTCGTCGGCCTCGAGCCTCCCGAGTCCCGCAGCGCACGCGCGCTCGACCAGGTGCTTGACGGCCGGCCACGCGCCGGGGATTGCCTCCGTCTTGATGAGCCAGGGCCTAACCCTCACTGAATCTCCGCCACGAGCGCAAAGCCGCGCAGATTCGTTGCGCCCGAGGGCGTCACGTTGAACGTGTCCCCCGCGGCGCGTCCCTTGAACACCGGAAGACCGCTCGCGGCCCATGTCTTCTCGGCAGCGGCCGCAAACGGGATAGCGCCACTGAGAGCCGTTGCCGTGTACGGGCTTCCGGGTAGGCAGCTTGCGATCGTCACATCGATACCGGCACTCGACGCGATGTAGAGGTAGAAGACCACGAAGAACAGGCCACTCGTAGTCGCGTGAACAATGACCGTGGTGGTCCCCCCCGTGGTATTGATCGGGACCGTACGAACCCGGCCCCATACCTTCGCCGCGCTCTCGGCTGTGAAATCGGACTGGAGTGTCATCGCGTACCCTGCGCTTCGACATCTGCCTCAAATCCCGATAGGAGTCCGTCTCCGAAATGCGGCATCAGATGCACCTGTTGATACCGGCCTACCGATCGGACCCCAGCGTTTCCGTTGCTCAGATTCGTAAATGACCAGCCCGTGACCGTCGGATCAGAAGCGGGAGAGTTGCGCCCACCGATTCGAACCAGAACAGTTCCAGAGCTTTTATGATGGGGACGAATACTCCGAATGAATGCGCATCGCCCGGGGATCGCCTCGAAGTCCCCGCACACGATCGTCATCGGGGAGTAGCCACCCGTAAACGCCTTCAGCGTGTGAGAGGTCGCAGAAAAAGCCGCCAGCATGGGTCGGCTCCCGTCGAAGCTGACCGCATCGACGTCAAACGTAGACGTGTCGATGTTGGCAGAGATCGGCGTATCTACGTTCGGCCCCGTCTGTTGCGACTGCACCAGGCGCTCGATGTTCTCCGACACGATAATCGACCATCGGTCGATCGTATAGTTGTAGACGAGTATCTTATTGCATGAGCCTGTAGCGTGACCATTCCCGGGATAAGCAAACATGGCGAGCGTGCGATTTGGATCGGAGGAGGTAGAACACAGGTTCGTTGCCGTCATGTCGATATCTTCCGCAAACGTTCGATCGATGCGTCCATTCCCGATCTGGCGAACCGACTGCCCATCACATACCATCCAGCCTGCCTGCGCGTGATAGAAGGTCATGCCTCCGATCTGGATCACGGTCTCGGGGATGTCGCATCCGTTGATTGTGTCAATTACCAAGAAGTTGATGAAGCTCGTCCCGCCTACGACCTCGGCGCGCAACACCTGCCGCTCTTGCAGCACGATCCCATATTCACGGCCACCAGTTATCCCCTGCACGTCGCCGCCAAATCCAGGAAGTATGCGGAAGTCCGAGAGCACGGCCTTGGCAGCATCCGTCCCCACGGCGGGCCAGGAGCCGGGATTCATAAACGCGCTCCACTGGAGGCCATCTCGAGCCGTTCCGATTGCTCCCGCGCTAGCCCCGCGACCGACGATGTTTCCCGCGATCACGAACTGACCAATAACGGCTAGGTGGCGGCACTGAGGAGCGTCGGCCGACAGATCCGCGAAGGCGCTTGTACCCGAGAGCGTGTGCGACTGGATCGGATGTTCGATCGAGCACGCAAGCAGCCGGTCAGCATACTGGACGAACTTCGCCGTGGACGAGGAGCCAAGGCTCCACGTACCCGTGCGATCCGTAATCACTCCCGCGGAGTTGGTGACGTAGAGCTTGGTCGTGGTGGCCGCAGCCGTGTAGGGGGTCCCGTCGATGCGGCGCCTTCCGCTTGCAGCTCCTACACAGGCGGAGGCGAGAGACCCTACCGCGAGTGATGCCGCGAGCCTCGGGTAGTTCCGATATCCATCGACCTCGGGATAGCATCCCTGCGCCGTAATCAGGTTCGGCCCGTTCCCGATCGGGTTCCGATCCGGCATCCACTCGCCGAGGCGAAGCGATACAGTGTTCCCCATCAGACGGCCATGATCCGCTGAGGACCGCCCATCCAGCGTCCGCGGCGGTCAGAGCCCACGAGCGACTCGATGGCCTGCGCGAGCTGCGCGGACCACGCGGCAACGCCTTCCGGGTTCCGCAGGAAGCGCTCCGCCTCGACCATGCACGCGAACAGGTACACGTCCGGCGCATCCGAGATCATCCAGTTGGTCGTGTTCGTCGCGCTCAGCGCCGGGATCTTCTGGTAGTACCGGAGCGTGTAGGCGTAGGCGCTGGACGGGATCGGGCCGAAGCGGAACAGCCCGCCGTCGATGGCGAAGACCTCGGGCTCTCCGTTTGAGATCGACAGATACCGCTGCTGGAGATCGAGCAGCGGGCGCTTGGCAAGCGTGGTCGCTCCCGTGCCGCTGCCCGAGCGCAGCTCGACGACCTCTACGAGATCCGTCGGCACCGCGAGCGTCCCGTCCCCGGCCGTGAGCGTCCCGGTCTGGCTGATGACCATGCGCCGGCAGCGAAGATCCCGCGACAGTCGCGCCTCGGCCAGGTCGATCAGATCATCGACCACGCCCGGGATGTCCGAGTGCGGATTCCACGTCTGCACGGCGGCCCTCAGCTCCGCGTAGGTGGTGATCGGCACGCTAGATCCTCCCCGGTGCAGTCCTCAGCGCGCTCCAATCCGAGTCATTCAGCATCCTTCGGATCAGCTTCCAGTCGTCGGCCTTCCAGATCCACGCACCCTGCTTGCCCCACTGCTCGACGATTGCAAGCGGGATGCTCGCCACGTGCCGCCACTCGTCCTCGCCACGCAGCGCGGTCGTTCTGCGCTCGGCATTAAACAGCGCCTTGTTCCGTCGCAGGATGTCCTCGCACTCCTGCGACGTGTGCTGCACCAGCACGTGCTTTCCCGCGTCGTGATCCATGTAGAGGCGGCGACGGATGGCTCCCATCAGTGGCCCGTCTTCACCTTCTCGATCCAGACCGAGAGCGCGGTGAACACAGCGGAGGCGCTCGTGATCGTGAGCAGGAGGTCGGACGGAAGCGGGGCCGCGATGATGAGCGTTGCGGAGGCTGTGCCGCTGATGGATGCCGTCGTCCACGCTGCGTTATCGCAGACCACCGCTCTCGTGGCAGGAGCGTCTGCGATGGCAGACACCTTGATCGTTGCCGCTCCCGATGTGACGGTGGCAACGTAATGGATCAGCAGCGCGTCGTATCCGTCCATCGCGCCGGGGCCGAGGTCGAAGGTGGCAGTGACGCTGAACGCGCCCGAGCGAACCAGAGCCCGCGTCGAGCGCCGCGTTGACTGTTGCATGAGGCATCCTCCTGGCTAGGAGCGGGAGGAGCCGTCTCCTCCCGCCCTCGCCCCATGCGCTAGTTGAGGTCCGTTACCAGCCCGTGCGCGGCCTCGTTGCAGACCTCGAGCGTCAGCTCGACCACCATCGCCTCGCGGTCGCTGTGGCCGATCTTCGCCAGCTCTTCCGTGTGGAAGTCGTCCGCGATGGCGACCTTGATGTAGTCCGGGTCGATCAGGAACACGTCCCGGTCGATGCTGGTCGTCTGCCGGATGTGCCGGTCGAGCATGACCTTGAGCGACCCGAACGGCCCGATGTAGATTTCGGCCGTGTCGTAGATTGTCTTGTCACTGACCTCGTGACGCGGCGTTGCGATCCCATCGAAGCCCACGAACACCGTCTTCTGCTTGCCACCGATGAGCATGACGCTCGGGTTCCCGCCGGCGTGCCACGCGTCTTGGAACGTCGCGTTCAGCAGCGTCCCTGTGAAGCTCCGCTCGGTCCCGTTCGTGCGTGCCACGACCAGACCCGGGCCGGACGAGAAGCCGCCGTCGGCCCCGCCCGATCCGAAGCTCGTCGCGGTTGCCAGCCACGCCGGGAGCCCGCCCAGCACGCGCGCCACGCTGTCGCTACCCGCCACCGACGCCTGGTTGTTGAGCAGCGTCATCTCGATGTCGCGCTTAAGCTCCTTGGCAAACTTGCCGCGCAGATACGCCAGCTCGTCCGCACGCCCTGCCTGCTTGATCCAGCGCTGCGACTCGCTGGTGCCGTAGACCTTGGTGAAGATCTGCGTGCGGTTGTTGACGCGAACGGTCGCCACCGGCTCGGCCAGCGCGTACTCGTCGCCTTCGATCAGCTTGTTGGTCGTCACGGCCGCCGCGAGCGAGTCGGTCTGCCACTCGTGCATCGGGTTTGTGACCGTGGCGCGCCCCGCGAGCTGGAAGAGCGGCGTCTCGGTCGGGCTGATGTTGAAGATGATGTCGGAGAGATCCTCACGATTGCCCTTGGCATCGTAGGAGTCGTACAGGTACGCTGTCTGGCCCACGGAATTGCCTCCGGGCGCTGACTACCTGCGCTTTCGCGCTGCCAGTGCCCTAAAGGCGGCCGCGATGTCGTCATTGTTGCGGCCGCCGGTTGTCTTCAAGCGATCCAGGCTCTGCCGGTACGCAACGTCCTCCGTTGCGCCTCGCTGGCCTGCTGCGCCCGGCTGCTGCACTCGCGGCAGCTTGCGCACTTTCTGCTTGATGACGTCGGCCTTCCGTGTCGCCTCGCGTCCCTGCTTGGCATCGCGCGCCAGCAGGACGAAGCGGTGGTCACTTGCGACGTTCTCGAGCACGTCGGGCGTGAGCCCGTACGTGTCTACGGTGAACTGGATCAGCTCGCCGTACTCCCGGCTGGCGACTGCGTTGTCCTTCCAGGCCGGGATCTTCTCGCGCAGGAGGGTTGCCTCGCGTAGCTGCATCTCCTGCTGATGCCTTGCCATCTGCGCCTGGTACTCGCCCTGCGCAGCCTGGAGCGTCCCCATGCGCTGCTGCCGCTCCACCATGCGAGCCCCCCACTCGGCAGGGTCCGTCTGGCGTAGCTGATCCCAGGCCGAGGTGTCCTCGCCCTTGATCTGCGAGTCGAGAGCCTGGATTCGAGTCCCAAGCGCGCGGACGAGATTGCCGATGTCTCCGGCCCTCGCTTCCACGAGCCTGCGGCCCTCGGCCAGCTCCTGCGTCTTTCGGGTGTAGTCGCGCTGCCGAAGGATGTTCGCGCGAAGCTCTTCCTTGGTGAACCGCTCCGTCTTGCCATCGACTTCAAGCTCGATGGCCTCGGCATCGGTTTCAGGATCGGCCTCGGCCTCTACCTCCGGCTGCTCGGCTGCATCCAGCTCGACGCCTTCCTCTGCGACGGGCGCCGTCTCGACCTCTTCCGGCTGCGAGGCGTCCTCGGGCTGCTCGGGAGCGGCAGGCGCAGCAGCGGCTGCGTTCTCCTTCCGTTCCGACCAGCCTTTGAACGCATTCGCAACGGACTGGAGATCGTTCAGGCTTCCGTTGGCAGAGGGTTGACCTTGCTCCACGCGGACACGCTTACACCATCCCGTGCCAAGTGCAGC